AAATTGGCCGCTTACAACAAGTTCCAGAGCTGGGTCGAAAACATGACCGAAGGCGCCAACCTCGGTACCGACGTTTTCAAGCTCGTGCTGACCAATTCCGCTCCGATCGCGACCAACACCGTGCTCGCAAATATCACGCAGGTTGGTGGCGGAAACGGTTACACGACTGGCGGAAATACAATCACGACGACCAGTTCGGCGCAGGCGGGTGGCGTGATGAAGCTCGTTCTCGCTGATCTTGTCATCACCGCAACAGGGGGTTCCATCGGGCCATTCAGGTATGTGGTTGTCGTGGACAGCACGCTATCCGGATCGCCGCTTGTGATGTGGGCCGATTATGGCTCGTCGATCACGCTGCTGGCGACCGAAACGCTGACGATCGATTTCGACCAGACGAACGGATTCTTCACGGTAACCTGATGACCGATTATACCCTTCCGATCGATTCAGGCGCATATTCGGTTGCAGGCCAGACCGTGGGATTTGTCGCGACGCGCAAGTTGCCGATCACGACAGGCGCCTACGCCGTTTCAGGCAATGCCGTCACTCTAACGCGGGGCCGGACCCTGCCGATCACGACAGGCGCATATGCTCTTACCGGCTCTGCAGTGTCGTTTCGTTCGTCACGCCTGTTTTCGATCGCCTCGGCAGCATATAATCTGAGCGGGTCGCCGATTGCCTTCAGAGTGAGGCGGCGAACCTATGCCATCCAGCGGCAGACGGTTTCCGGCGTGTATACGATCACGCCTGACTGATGCTCCAGAACCCAGCCCTTTCATCCTATCGGCGCGAAGACCTTCCGCGGCTTCGGCTGGTCAACCTGTTCGCAGAGCAGGTGGCGACGTCCCGCACGCAGACGGCGCTGCTTCCTCGCCCTGCATTGGAAACCTATCTGGATCTAGGCCCCGGCCCGATCAGGGGTATGTACGGAAGCCCCGGCGCGCTTGAAGGCGCACTGTTCTCGGTCTCGGCAAGCCAGCTGTATCGAGGGGCCACTTCTCTCGGCTTGGTCGCCGGCATCGATCGCGTGTCAATGGCAGCATCCGCCACTCAGCTTCTGATCGCCAACGACACCGATTTGTATCTCACCGATGGCACAACGCTCTCGACGGTCGCGTTTCCGGATGATGCCGGCGTGTCGTCGGTTGCGTATATCAATGGATACTTCCTCGCTTCGCGCGCCGACACTCAACGTTTTTACTGGTCTGCCATTCTCGACGGCGCAGTATGGGACGGATTGGATTATGCGTCGGCAGAGCGCGGACCTGACAACATCGTCGCGATCTGGGTGGTGTCGGACCAGATTTGGATATTTGGCGAGAACACAACCGAAATTTGGGTTCCCACTGGCGACTCCACGACGCCGTTCCAGCGGGTAGACGGGCGCCTGTTCGACAAGGGCTGCATGTCCCGGGATACGATCGCGCGCTTCGATAATTCGGTGCTTTGGGTGGGCAATGACGGTATCGTTTATCGTGGCGATACCAATCCCGTCCGCGTGTCGAACCATAGCGTGGAAGAAGCAATCGCGGCCAGTGAGCCAAGCGATCTAAGGGCCTTCGCCTTCCCTTGGGTCGGCCACATCTTCTACGCTCTCGCGACCGCACGGGGAACGCATATATTTGACGCGGCGACGCAGCAATGGAGCGAATTCGCGTCTTACGGCCGGGACGTGTGGCGCGCCCATCTCGGGGTCTATCTCGGGGATACTGTCTACGCTGGCGACGACGAGCTGGGAAGAATCTGGCGGCTCGCCGATCAGGCTTTCACCGATGATGAGTTGATCGTCGAGGCCCGATGGACCACCGTGATCGCACAGCAGGGTTTTTGCGATAATCTCTTGGTGGATATGTCTGTCGGGGAGGAGCTTTCCCCGGCCGTCGAACCGATCGTTGAATGCCGGATTTCCCGGGATGGCGGCAACACATTCAGCGATTACCGGAGAGCGACAATCGGAAAAATGGGCCAGTATCGAAAGCGCGCCGTGTTTCGGCGGTTTGGCGTGATCGATACCGATGGCATGCTTTTCGAGTTCCGGCTGACTGATCCGACATTCCGCCGCGTGTCGTCCATCCGTATCAATGAGGGCATGAGCGGACGGGGCCGCCCCGGCTGATGGCGCTTGCTCCGCTCAAACTTCCCAGACTCTCCACGACATTCCAGATTGTGGACGACGAAGGCTATGCGACTGTCTCGTTTCAGCTGTTCTGGGCGGAGGCGATGGAAGCGATTGAGAATGCCTATACCGACATTGGAGACGCGATCGAGGCGGCTGGAATTGCACTGGACGCCGCAGCCGCAGCGGACGCAGCAGCAGCAGCAGCGCAAGCCGCTGCCGACAATGCCCAAGGGGCTGCGGACAATGCAAGTCTCGCGAGCAGCCTTGCGAACAGCTACCCTTCTGGTGTCACGATCAACGCGACAGATGCGGGCGCCAATGTGACGGTCAGTATATCGTCTCATAGCCGTATCTATGCGACTGACCCGCCGACGACTGTGTCAGTAAACTCCGGGAACATTCCCGGCCTAAGCTACAGCACGAGATATTATATTTATTACGACGACCCTGCCAGGGCCGGCGGAGCGGTCTCGTATCAGGCGTCCATCGATATCGCCGATGTCGCCCAGATCAACGCGACACATTCGGTCGGGATCGTCGATACCCCTGCCGCTCTTGGTCCGCCTTTGCCCGGCGGCGCAGTCAATCCCCCCGGAGGAAGCTACGACTTCTTCTGACGCTTGCCATCTGCCTAAAAATCAGGCAGTGTCGCGCGAGATCGTCCCTATCGGACAAACCGGAACCGGGGACGATCTTGCGCAATTTTCTGAAAATCGCTGGCGGCTTGGATACGATGCCGATGCTCAATGCATTGGCCGTCAACCCGCAGCTGTGGAACGCGCATGATCTGCGCACGAAATACCCGCAAAGCCCACACCATCAGGCTGATGATATTCTGTTACTCTTCAACGAGTTGCCGGACAGTCCCGCCGATGTGATCGACGACATCCAGACGCATCCGTTCGATGCCTGGTATCAGCTTCCTGTCCGCGACATGGTCCTGAACCTGATGCGCGCGGTCAACGGGCTTCAGCTTGGTCGTGTCATGATCACCCGCCTTGCTCCGGGTACTGCGATCGCGCCCCACGTTGACGAGGGCGCGCCCGCCACTTTCTACAGCCGATATCAGATCATGCTCCAGTGTCTGCCCGGCGTCCTGTTCCGCGCTGGCAATGAGACAGCGCAGATGACGACGGGCGACGTCTACCACTTCAACAACCGCGTCGAGCATGAAGTGATCAACAACAGCGCTGACGATCGGATCGCGTTGGTCGTGGATATCCGCACATGTTGACCGCACACGTCGAAAGCCTCACCGACCGGCTGGAGGAGTTGAAGCCCTTCTTCCCGATGCACTGGGAAGAGCTGGCGCTGAATCAGAAGCAGGTTCCGCTGGATCCTCAGTATGAGACCTATCTCCAGCGCGATGCGCTCGGAGAGATCATGGCGATCGTCCTGCGCAAGAACGGGGATATCGTCGGGTATTTCGTCGGGTTCGTCGCGCCTGGGCTGCACTACCGGACATGCCTGACCCTGACGATGGATATCTTCTACGTCCTTCCCGAGCACCGGGGGGATGGTGGCGGCTTCGTCCTGTTCAAGGCGGTCGAAGCAGAGGCGAAACGTCGAGGCGTGCAGCGCATGTTCGTCGGATCCAAGATGCATAAGGACGCGTCATGGCTGTTCGAAAAGCTCGGATATGAGCCTGTTGAGGTCTACTACTCGCTCTGGATGGGAGAAGCCTGATGGTGGCTGCTGCAATCGCGGGAGCGGCTGTGATCGGCGGCGGTGCTTCTATCATATCGTCAAACAAGGCGAGCAAGACCGCGAAGAATGCGGCTGAAACGAACAATCAGCTTCAGCGCGATATCTATAATGAGAACAAGGCTGTTCTCGCCCCGTATGTCGGCGCCGGAAATACCGCCACACCAGCCATTCAGGCGCTGCTTGGGCTCACCGGTGATGCGACGACCCAGCGCGCAGCGTTCGATCGATTCCGCGAAGGGACGGGCTATGATTTCCGGCTGGGCGAAGGGCAGAAGGCGATCGACGCAACACTGAGCCGCAATGGACAACTGGACAGCGGCGCCGCGGTGAAAGCGGCACTGCGCTATAATCAGGGCTTCGCTTCAAACGAGTTCGGCAATTATTACGGCGCGCTTACCGGCCAGCAGCAGATCGGCCTTGGCGCTGCGTCGGCGCAGGCAGGCGTCGGTCAGAATTTCGCCAATGCGACCAGCGCCAACAACAACAACGCAGCGAACACGTCGGCGAATGCGGCCCTGTCGAATGCCGGTGCGATCAACTCTGTGCTTCAGTCAGGGCTGAGTGCCTACACCCTGTCTCAGGGGCTCAGCTCCTCTTATGGGGGCGGTGCCTACGGCATCAAGGGCAGCGAGGGGATTTACTGATGCCGGACTTCGCTCTCGCACAAGTTCCGAATTTTGCGCAGGCCGCATTGTCTGGCTACGCCGCCGGCCGCCAGATCCGTGCCCAGCGTCGCACGGATGAAGCGCTAGACCTGTTCTCGCGCGATCCCGATGCAGGCGCGGCGGCTGCGGAGCGGTTCGACCCCGACTTGGGCGGGAAGCTTCGCGGCATCGCCATGGCCCGTCAGAAGCAGGCTCTCCTTGGGGCCATGTTGAAAGGCGGCGGCGGTTCTGCGCCTCAGGCGCTTGGGTCGCCCACACCACAGACCGGTAGCATCCAGGAGGTGGCCATACCCCCGTCTGGCGAGCCGATGCAGGCGGCGCCCCTGCCACAATCGCTCCCTCCCACGATCCGGCGCCCTGACGGTATCGAGATCAACACGGGCATGCTCAACCAGCTGTTTACGATCGATCCCGAGCTTGGCATGAAAATGGCTGAGTTTGCGCAGAAGGCGGACAAGGCGCAGCTGGAGCAGGCAGCGGCCCATGGCGAGATCAAGGCTCAGGCCGCTGCATATCTGGAAGGCTTCCCGGAAGGGCCGGCGCGCCAGCAGGCATTCCAGCGCATTGCGCCGCAGCTTGTGGCAGCCGGGTTCAAGCCGGAGGATCTGGCTCAGGCTCGCCTCGACAATGAATCCCTGAAGGCGGACAAGGCTTTCGGCCTGTCGTTCAAGGACATCGTCGATCAGGCGCGTGATCGTTGGGTGCAGGTGGGCGAGCGCGGATCGTTCCGCGTGGATTCGCAGGGCAATCCTGTGGGGGAGGGTAATCCTTTCGCCACGCCGACTGCTCAACCTTCTCCCGGCGCTGCCGCCCCATTGACTGGAGCCGCCATTGAACAGACCGCGCTCAACGCCGTTCCTGGCGCGATCGTCACCAGTCGCCAGCGTTCCGCGGCGAAGAACAGGGCGGTGGGCGGTGTCGCGAACAGTTACCACCTGACCGATCAGGCTCGTGATTTCGTGCCACCTCCCGGCATGTCCATGGGAGTGCTGCACAGTAATCTTAAGGCCGCGTTCCCAGGCATGGACGTCATCAATGAGGGTGATCACGTTCATATCGAGCCGAGCAGTCGCGCCAAGGCGGCAACTGGCCCAGTACGTGTTTCGTCAAAAGCCGACGTTGATCGGCTGCCCAGTGGTTCGCTCTTTGTCGATCCGAACGGCGTCACCCGGAGGAAGCCATAATGGCCCAATGGTGGGAGTCCTATCCAGTCGCAGAGCCGACATCCCCGCCTCCTGCGCGGACAGGTTTCATCCCCGGCGTGCCGAAACCTGGTCAGGATGTCGAACTTGAGCGCGATCGTGTGGCGCTGGAGCGCGACCGCAATGCGCTGACCAATGATCAGATAAAGGCGGAGCGAGATCGCATCGCCCTGGCAACCGAAAAGAGCAAGCAAGCTGCTACCGGCGGTGTCGATACGACCGAAGGCGAAAAGACCGCCGCCGCGTTGACCACACGCATTCAGGCGGCGCGCAACGATATCGGACGAGCCCTGAAGGACTATCCCGATGCGCAGTCGCCAGAGTGGGACGAAGCGATCGCCAGCGGCATCTTTGGCGCTGAAGGCGAAGCGGCCAACTTTCTGCGTTCGACTGGCCGCCAGCGCGTATTCAATGCAGAACTGGATGCGCTGGACGCCGCGCTTACGCTTGGAACGGGTGCAGCGTACACGCGCGAGCAGCTGATCAATTATCGCTCATCGATGTTCCCGCGGATTTCCGACGACCCGGAGACAATCGCAGACAAGCGCCGTCGCCTCCTGACCATCATCCAGTCTGGTCGTGCAAAGGCAGGTGCCGCTGCGCCGAAGATTGACCAGGCTCTCGCTGCTGTCGACGCGCTTTATGCGCCGATCGCAATCCCGAAGGATCCGGAAACGGACGAGGAGCTTCGCGCGCGCAATGTGAGCGAAGAGGGGCTGTCCGCGCTGGTAAACCCCAAGGATTCGCCTGGCTTGCCTGTCGATGTGCACGGCTATGATCGACTGCCAGGTGAGTCGGACTCCGATTATGTCGCTCGCACTGAGCGCCTTGACGCAGAATATGAAAAGAACCGTGGCTCGACCGTGGCTGGTCCGTCCGAAGAAGCGCGCGGCGGCATCCTTCCCGCGGCGGCTGGTGGTGTGGCCGATGTCCTGACGATGGGCCTGTCGGACGAGCTCGCAGCTGGTGCCAATACCTTGATCTCTGGCGGCACGATGGCCGACAATATGCGCGAGCAAAGGGACATCACCGCTTATGATGAGCGGAATTACCCCAAGTCGCGTTTCGTAGGGCAGTTGGTGGGTGGCTTGGCGCTGCCCGGGGGCAATGTCAGAAGCTTGGGCGGCATGACCGCTCTTGGCGCTGGGTACGGCGCTTCCTACGGTTTCGGTTCCAGCGATGGAAGTTTTGGCGACCGAGCAACGGGGGCGGCCCTTGGCGGCCTGCTTGGTGCGGGCACAGCAGGAGCAATCGGAGCCCTCACACGGGCGCCTATACGTGGCACTCGGCCGCCCGGCGGCAACGATCCAACTGCGCTGATTGCGGCGGCGGGGCGGCAGGGCGTTGAACTTCTTCCTGCCGACGTGGGCGGCGCGCTGACAGGGAGGCTGACCGGGGGGCTGAAGCAAACGATATTCGGTTCGGGCCCAGTTCTGCGAGGCGCGCAGCGCGTTTCCGATCAGGTAGAGGGGCGAATTGGTCAAATCGCCGCGATTGAAGGTGCGCCCGTCCGACAGGAAGTTCTTGGCGAGACGGCACGGGATGCAGCAAACGAATTCATCGATACATCCGGACGCGTCGGCAGTGAATTGTACCGGGAGGCCCGCGAGGGCTCGGCGGATAGCCTGCTTCAGGGCCGCAGTGCATTTCAAAATCTGAATGCCCAAATCCGGGAACTGGGCGAAACCCGGGCAACAAGCGCTCCGGTGATCAATGGCCTTGAGCGTCTGCGCGCTGACATTGCGGACGATGGAGGGCTGCGCTCACTTTCCGTCGAAGCAATGCGTCGCCTGCGCACCAATGTCCGCCACGAAGCGCAGGTCGAAGGATTACGTGGTACCGACTATCAAAGGCGTGCCAATCAGGTCCTTGATGCGCTCTCCGAGGACATTGCATCGCAACTCCCAGAGGAGGCCGCAGCCGCCTTCCGCCGAGCTGATCAGCAATGGCGCGACCGGCTTGAGGTGATCGACGAGGTCATGTCAGAGGTTATCGGCCAGGATGGTGATCGCTCAGCCGAAAAAGTAGCACAGCGCCTCACGAACATGTCACGAGGAGATAGCCGCAATTTCGGGCGCTTCCTCGACAGTGTTGGTGACCGAGAGGCTGGTGTTATCCGCGCATCGCTGATCGATGAACTTGGAAGGGCCGCCCCGGGCCAGCAGAATGCTGCTGGCAACGCGTTTTCGCTCGAAACCTTCCTTACCAACTGGAACAAGCTGCCGGAGCGCAGCCGGGAACTGTTGTTCCGCGGTGAAAGTCGCGAGCACATGCAGGATCTTGCCCTCATTGCGGAGCGCGCCCGTGCATCGCGCTCCTTTACCAACACGTCGAGCACAGCGGGCGCCACCAATGTCAATCAGGCAATTCAGAATGTCTCAGCGATTGGCGCTTATTCAACACTCTTCGGTAGCGCAGTTGCGGAAAACCTGACGGGCCGGCTGCTGGCATCACCTGCTTTTGCCCGTTGGCTGGCTCGCCCGGCGAGAGATCCGGGGGTCGCACGTCGCCGCCTGGCGAATATCGCGTCTCGTAGCCCCGAGTTGGCGCCGGACATCTCGATCATTCTGCAGGCTATTTCTCGGGCGGCAAACGACAATGCTGGAACAATCACACGAGCCGCAGCCTCAGGCGACGGGGCCGATGCCAACCGCAATCAGCAGGATAATCGCTGAAATGGAGCGACGCCTCCACCGCGCTTTCGGCACCAAGCCGACGATCGTGCCGACCAATAGCACTGCCTCCCAATTCTTCATGGCGAGGGGCCATAGCACATGAGTTACCTTCCCACCATATTCGGCCCCGCATTTGGCCCAACGGGCCGGATCGCTGCCGGCGCAAAACTGTTCTTCTATCTGACGGGCACAAGCACCCTCAGCACGGTCTACGCCGATGCGAGCCTGACCACGCCGCTATCGAACCCGGTCGTGGCGGATGTCGTTGGTCGGTTTCCCGACATTTTCATTGACGATTCAATCGTTTATCGCATCCGCATGGAGACGGCTCAGGGCGAGCTTATCGACGAGGTTGATCCTTATGCGTCGAGCGGCGGTGCGCCCAGCCCCAGCTTCGGCGACCTCCTGTGTACATTCGATTTCATCCCGGAATCCGAGCACGCCGCGATTGTCAACGGCACGTCGACCTATGACTGTACCGCAGATCTCAACGCCTTCACTTCAGCCCTGGCTTCAAAGAAGGGTGTGGGCCTGATCAACGGCGGGACCTACTATCTTGCGACGTGGGAGCACACCCAGAGCGGATATCAGCTGCTGTGTGCGCCCGGTGTCGTGTTCAAGCAAAAGCCAGGACTGACAGGTGACTCTGAAGATCACCCGATTATCTATTTCCATGGCGCTACCGATATCACCTTCGGCGACGCCAAGTTCATTGGCAACATTGCGACCGATGTTGGGGAGTGGAGCCATGCGGTCGCGCTGATCGGGGCAAAAAGGATCACGATCGGCCGTCTCTACGCGACAAATCTCCGGGGGGATGTCGTTTACCAGAATGGTCGAATTGGTGCCGAGTGCTACGGAAACTTCGTTCAGGCGATCTCGGGAACGAACGTATATCGAAACCTGCTTTCGGTCGTCGGCGGCCCTATGGTCGTCGGCTCCGTTATCCACGATGGCCCTGTCGGGTATCGCGATGTCGATCTGGAGCCGAATGCCGGCGGCACCTATCAGCCATCGTCCCTCAGTCTCAGCTATTTCTATGGCGGGACCATTCAGTGCGCGAGCGGCGACCCCGACCTGATCAACGACAATCTGTCGGTCGATACGGCGATCTTCGATCTGACAATGGCCGCGCAAGCGACCACTCCGCCGTTCTATGCGGCGCCGGGTGCGGGTTCGTGGGCTATCCAGGTCCAGGCCATTCACAATGTGACTATCGGCCAGATGGAAGTCAGGAATTATGACTATCCTCCGATCCTGCTTGCCGACAAATGGGATCACGTGCGGATCGACAATCTGACGTTCGATAATATCGGGCAGACGGAAGCGATCTTCAAATGTGTCGTGCTGCAATATGGCACGGCCGGCGATGGCCTGATCGAGATCGGGAAGGCGACCGGCACGCTCAATTCCAAGAACAAGCTCTTTATCCGCGCTCAGACGGGCACGCTGAATTTCAGCCTGGGCAGCGGAGATATCACGGGCGGCATTTTCGGGGCGCAGCTGAGGGGGAATATCAACCAGCTGAACATCGACGCCGGGAATGCAACGCTCGCTGCGGACGGAGCGATCTTCAATCTGTTCCAGGGCACGATCAGCAACATGACCGTCACCAATTCGGTGGATTCAACGCTGTTCCGGCAGTCGCCAGGGGTCGTCCTTGCCAACTGCTCAGCGACGGTCGCCTCTCTGCAAAATGCGGGTGATAGCCCGTATATTATCGCGCTGAATTCTGCCCTCAATGGCACCCCAGCGGACGGAGTGAATTTTGCGACGGCGGGGGTTCTTCGGGTCGAGGGAGTCCGCGTCGTAACCAATCAGCAGCCTGCGGTTCCGGCCGCTACCGGTGGAGCTACGATCGACACACAGGCTCGTGACGCGGTCAATGCGATCAATAATGCACTCAAAATCCATGGATTGCTGGCGTAAGGATCAAGAAAATGTCTGACGGAACACCCCCGCCTCCGAAGCCCAAAGACAAGAAGGCGACTGAAAACAAGACAAAGCCGCGTCCGGCCAAGCCAAAATGAGCCACGCAGTCGTCTATCTGGCAGCATTGTTCGTTGTCTCCATGATGTCGTTCATCACGGGAGAAAAGGCGATGCTCAGGACCGTTGCGGCGTTGTTCGGCGCATGGGTGCTCAACTGGGGATATGTGACCTTGACGGGGTCATACACCCCTTGGGCGTGGTTCACGGCAGTTGATGCTATTGCGGCTGCGGTTATCCTGATCCGGCCGGCTGGTAAGATCCAAGGGCTGATCGGCGTCTGCTTCCTCGTCCAGATCGCGCAGCACATCGGATACGGCGTAAATTACGTCGAGAACGGATATAGTTGGGACGCTGCTATGTTGCATTGGCAAATGCAATATGGCATTGGTTTCATTAAGCTTTTCCTTGTCGGGGGCTGGGCTGCATGGAATGGAAAAGCTGCTTATTCTCGCCTGCTTCGTCGTAATCGCGGCGTTCCTCATCCCACGCATCGCGCGAGCCTTTAGTGGTGACCGGGGGGCGGAGACCAAACGAGACGAGTAGCTGGTTGGCACCGGGAACGGTAATGCAGGTTCTCGCCTTCGGGGCCCTGACATTGTCGAGTTATTGGCAATATCGAGAGAGTGACGGGAAGCAAATTTCCTCACTGGAAAGCCGCGTGGCGATCCTCGAATCCCGCACAGGCGACCTCTGGACCGACTGGATCAAGCAGAGGGGGCGCCAATGATCGAGGACCCCCAGTCCAATCCAGATCGTTTCCGGTCGATCGTCTACGGCGTCGCGGCAACAGCCACCTTCAGCTTTCTCGGCTGGGTGGGGCTGTCCGTCAATGGCATGTCGGATCGGCTGACCACCATTGAAGTGACCATTCGCGAGAACAGGGCGGAACGGGAAACCCAGATCGCGGACCTTCGGGAACGGGTCGGGCGCCTTGAGGAAGAACGCAACACGCGCATGTGGCGTGGAGGGGAAAAGGAATGACGATAACGCTTGGCACGCGCTCGCTGGAGCGGCTCGACGGCGCGCATCCCGATCTTCGCAAGATCGCGGTTCGGGCTGCGGCGATATCTGATCTCGACTTCACCGTCTTGGAAGTCTTGCGCACCAAGGAGCGGCAGAAGCAGCTGCTGGCGCAGGGCGCGACCAAGACGATGAATTCCCGCCACCTGCCCAGCGCAGACGGCAAATCACGGGCAATGGACCTTGCCCCCCTGATTGACGGCAAGGTGTCGTGGGATTGGCCGCTTTATCATCGGCTCGCCAAGATCATAAAGCAGGCAGCCGCTGACGTCGGTGTCCCAATCGAATGGGGAGGCGACTGGCGGACGTTCAAGGACGGCCCGCACTGGCAGTTGCCTTGGAAGTCGTACCCATGAACGAGCGCCACACGCTGATCGCCTTCTGCTCGATCCTCATTGCGATCTGCTATCTGGCAACCATCGCTTCGATACTGGCCTTCCAGCAGCGCTATGCCGAGGCATTGGGCTTCGGAGGCATCACCACGGGGCTTGTCGGCGTGCTCGGTACGTTCCGCCCTAAGCAGCCCGCCGGCAACGTCGAGCGTGCAGAGACAGTCAACCAGCTCACCCAGGAGACAAAGCCATGAGGTATGCCATCATCCTTGCCGCCCTTCCGCTGTCCGCCTGCGCCACGACTGGCAGTCTCGGCCAGTCCGCATGCGGGAACCGCGCTGCGATCGAGGCGGGTCTTGATATCGCGCTGGCCAATATGATGCTGATCGAGAACCCGGTTATGCGTGAGGCTGCGATTTCGTCGATCAATATCAGCCGGGCAGCACTGGCTCGCTGTATCTGATCACCACTCCCCCCGAATAATCGCCACAGCCAGAAAGGCTAGGCAGGCGGGTTGATCTCCGCGAAGTGTGTGGGCGTCTGGTTTGGTATCGGTTCCCAGCCCTCGCCGACCCACTGGCCATCGACCATGATCGCAACATACACGTTTGGATCTCCGGTCGTGCCGACAAGAACCTTGTCACGCCCTTGATTGCCTATAGTGCGGCAATAATCGATCGGCAGCCAGGCGATATTTCCCATGTCATCCACCTTCTTTCGGTTCGTCCTCATACCTCCCATATCCGCCGATCTGAACATGCTTCCAATGGGCACGAGCCTTGGGGCTTCTCGCTCCACACTGGCAGACGCACCGCTGCGTGAAGTCGAAGAGCGCTTCGTCGAGGCCGCGATTGGCCTTCTCCGCGATGAGATCGGGTGTCAGGTCAACGACGCGTCCGCAATTCCAGCAGGTGAGCCGCAGCAGTTCGGCGTAGGCAGCGTAATATCCGAGGGTTCCGCGTTTGGGCACCCGGCAAGCAGATCATGCCGGGAACGATTCGGGAAGGGGTCAATGAAGGATAGCGGCGATTGCAATGCCGTTGACGATGGCGAGCATTACGACCCAGACGATCGCAAAATCATCCTTTGTGGCTGGCTCGCGCATCTTCTGCTTGAAACGGTTCCAGCGGCCCTTTGCGAGCGGCTCAGACCAGCCTCTGCCATATCCATCAAACATCCCCCGATCCTCTCACAATCCCCCAGAACATCCTAGTCATTGATTGACGGATTCGGGGGATTCTGGCATGTAAATAGGGTGATGCGGCGGCACTGATTGAAGTGCAGATCACTTGGCTTTGTCGAAGGCACTGTGCGAGCAATCGCAATCACCGATGTGGCTCTGGACCAAGGTGGCGCAACCGCAAGGGAACCGTTCGGGAGGCCTCGCCAGCTCTCCTAGTTGAGCAATCAACCCGCATCACGATCACCCATCCCCAAGGGCTGAGCGGGCGCTATCGTGGCGGGAATCCCCGCAACGCTCGACCCGATATCGGAATTCCGATTTCGCTAAATCCACGCGATAGGCAAAGCACGGACTTTCGCGCTTGCTGGGGACATCGGTCATCGCGCTCCAGCAGCCCGCAACGCCATCCGGATCGGTCACATAGTCGTCGCCCTCGTAGAGCGGAGCGCCGCACCCCTCGCAGGCCAGATCGGCATCGAAGCGCGCGAGATCGGCCCTCAACCTCTCCACCTCACCCCGTAGGCGGGTGATCTCTGCGGAGGCTTCGGTGCAGATCACGTGATGAACGCCGTCGCCCCATTCGTTCGTCGGGCGATAGCTGTTCAGCCTCTCAACCAGTCCATCGATATCCATTATGAGACAGCCTTTCGCATGGCGAACGCGGTGCCAGCATAGAAGAGCGCCAGCCCGAATATCGCACCTCGATAGAGCGCGTCCCAGACGTTGGGATCAATCTGCCAATTGATAAATGCGGCCCCGACATAGAGAATGAACCACGCGCCGATGAGGTCTTTGATGAAGTTTCGAAGATCATCCATCACGACGGCTCCTTTCTGATTGCGGCTGCGAGGGGAGGGGCGGGGAGAGGCTGCCAGTGGGTGGGCTCGCCGATAATCTGCTTTGACCACTCGCCTTGGTGCTGTCGCATGGGGGCATTGCATGGCCAGTCCCACTGCCCGATCTGCGCGCAATCCAAATGCTCGCCTTCACAGATCGTCTCGACATATTGGATGTCGCTTTCCGTAATCCGGGTGCTTGTCCACAGCAGGATCCGCGTCCCATCCTTCGGCGCCGTCTCGATCGGCTGCCACTGCTCATCGACAGCATCCCCGGTGGGGAGAGTGAGGGCATTGATCAGCGCTACAATATCGTGAGCATCTTGATCGGTCAGGTTCTGCGCGATGATCGCAGCGCATGACGGGTCTTCATCGCGCACGATCATCGCGGAGCAATTTTCATCGCCACACAGCACTTCGTTGAAAGCTTCGACCCGCAGCGGGGGCTTTAGCCGCACAAGCGCCTCCCGCGCTCTGGCGATCCTATCCTCGGTCATGTGCGTTCCTTTAGGGCTTCGTCGATGTATGCATTGATCACGTCGCGAACGCCGGGACCGGGACCAAGGCGGGCAATGCCAGCGGCTTTCTTGGCGTCGTCGATCTTTGCCCATATCGCGGCGATCATCTCAGGAGTCGGGTCTCGGAGGGCTTCGAGAACGGCGCGGGCGTCATGAATATGTTCATCAGCGCTCCCGCTGCACTGGCCGCGAAGCGCGCACGTCGTGGCACATTCTGGATCACGGCCGCCCTTCGAAAGACACAGCGCCCTCGCGCACCTATCCAGCATGGTCATCGCTCGGTTCCCTTCTCCATCTGCTTGATCAGGCGATGACGACGAACATGCTCAGGGCGATAGATCTTCCCGTCCTGACCGTGCCAGGATAGATGACCTTGCTCGTGCCAACCCATCGGCCAATCGATCGGCGAGGACTTGCCTGCCAGGAAATCAGCGATGTGCACCGGGTGCGCGGCGAGGAAGCTGACGATGCTGCCAGCCGTCTCCATGCCGCCAACACCAGCCGCGGCGGCCCATGCATCAGCGACCGCCTCTATGTGCTTGATGACCTGTTCCGGGGTCATCGCTCGGTTCCTTGGAGGGTGGCGATTCCTTCCTCAGCGATCTGGAAGCACTCGACCCAGCCGTTGTTCAGGTGACAGACGTCGTCATGGCTGTAGTTGCTCGGGTTGATTTCCCGGCCGTCCTGATCAAGGATCTGCTGGAATAGCTGCCGGCACTTCTCCAGCGCCTCGACCATCCCGCGCGTGCTGTCGAGTGCGGCGAGATACCCTTGTTCGAACCCCCAGACGCAATGGTCTCGGGGCTTGACCAACTCTCCGGTCCCGTCGCTGTTGGCAGGTATGCGCCACGCTTCCGCAGCTTCCCGAGCCCGCTCTGTCCGATCCGGGGCGAGGCGGGTGGTGAGGGCCTGACGAAGAGCCATCGCATCCCACCATGCGTTGTGCTGAACGGCGCCGGCCAAATCGGTCGGATAACAGTCGACGTTGTGGACTTCGAACGACATCGCCGGGTAGTCTGCCGAAGCCCAGCCACCGTCGCTTCCAGTGGACAGCGCACGGCAGAAACGACCGATATCCACGGGGCTATCAGCAATAATCGTGGGCCGCTCCGTTTCGCCAATGAAGGCCCGGATGAGGTCGCCCACCTCGTTCAGGTAGACCTTGGCGGCTTTCGGTGCGCGGTGGCAATCCATGAGCGGTATGACATTGCGGATGACCCACAAATCCATGGCCGCCACATCGACCTGGATATGGATGCTGTCGCCATCTTCGCGGACCATCGCTATGCTCAGCAGCGGTCCGTCGTGTCCATCGAACTCGCAGTCAATATAGAAGCGCGTCGTGGAGATATCAGACATCATCCGATCCTTTCGAAGTCCAGAACGCGGGGCTGCCGTGACAGTCGTCGCACCGGCAGTTGAGAAGATCGCGCAGGCACACTAAGCACCAATCAACCATCTGAGCGCTCCTTGCTTGGCGATGGAAAGCAGATGATGCCCGCGTCGAGCGCGTCGTTGATCGCGAATACGATATCGGGGAGCAGTATCTGCGGCGGCACTTTGAATTGAGCGGCATTTTTCGCCGCGCCTTCGGCCGCCTTCTGCGCGATATCGATTACACGCTGGTCGTATCCTTTAGACATCATCCGATCCTTTCAGGTGATGGGCCCTACCGTCTGCAAGGCCGCGCTCGTATCCGGCTTCTTCGGCTGCCATGATCTGCGCATTGTGACGGGTGGCCTGGGCGTAATAGGCTCGCGCTGCCTCGGTGGATTCGTTGCCGATCGCCTGCCATGCGTCGGCGGCGTCCATTTCGGCCTTTCTGAGCGCCATCACCAAGCCGCGTTCTGCGCCATGCTTGATCTGACATGCCGGGTCACAGCTCGGATCAAATCCGAAGTGATCGCGGGCCGTTCCAAAGGTGGTGAAGGTTTCGCCGCAATGGAAGCATGTCCAGCCGTGAGCAGGCTTGGTGTATGTCTCCATCACAGGATCTGACTGCGTGGGGGTGTTCATTGGGGATCTCCCGTAAGCGCTGCACGGCCCAGATCGGTGATCACCCAGCGTCGTGGGTTCATCTCGATCTTCACTAAGCCACCGCGGCGCAGTTTTTGGCGGATCCTGTCTTCTGGCCGGTCGGCATGCTTAAGCCGCCGTCCGTCGTGCACGCGCTCAAGGAAATCTCGTTCAGCTTCCGTCATTCCGTCTCTCCCTGAATGATGGCGCGAACAGCGAGGGTCTGCTCGGCCCAGAGTGTTCCGCGCTTGATTTTCCGAACGGCCATCTCGCTGACACCAAATTCCCGAGCGAGGCCGCGCATCCGCTCTCCAGCGAGAGCGCGGCGGCATATTTCGACTGCTTGAAAGGCTTTGAGTTTGGACGTCTTAACGGCCTCACCCGCGATCAGGGTTCCGTGGCGGCGACGATCTTGACTGTTTTCAGATCTGGTCTTCCACGACAGATTGCATGCACGAACGTCGTTTCTGATCCCATTTTCGTGCGCGGCCTCCATTCCAGGAGGGGGCTCTCCATGGAAAACGCGGCAGACGAGCCGGTGAACCTCCAACGTACGCGCAGAGCCGCCCTTGTTTAGGCAGACGAACGGGTATCCCTTTCGGCTCAGCTGCTGGGCCAGGATCCCGCCGGGGACACGAACCGTCTGCCGATAGCCCTTGGTTTGGCGCTCGAAGACTCTGGGTATCGACTTAACGCGGCCCTCACTACTTACGCGATAATGCCCTTCATAGCCTGGCACATCTCGCCACTCCTCGCTCAGCCCGGCAGCGATCTTCTCTGCGTCGGTCATGCAGACCTCTCCCGCACTATGCTGAGCGGTCATGATTGCACCGACCGAGTTAGGGGCCGCATCCAACGGCGCTTTTTCTGAGCGTTGACGGCCGGCTTGCGGCGGCGCGACGGGCGGTCCCATTCCTCGGCCCGCGTCTCGCCCATGTCTATAAATCCAGCAGCTCGCAGGGAGGCGCCGCTTTCGCCGGGCAGCGTGTACGTCCACGCCTCGCGATATCCGAGCGCGCGAGCTGCGCGGCACAGGCTGCCGTATATCATCGTGCAGGCTGGAGCGGCGTGATTGCCGACTGGAGCCAAGCCCGACACCACAGCGACGCGGCTGATCACGATGCGACCAGTGCCCTGCCAGACCCGCGCCGGGTTGCCAGCGATACCGACGCCGACCTGTTGGCCGCCACGATTGACCGCGACTGCGAACAGGCCGCCCTGCACGTTCGGCAGGTGCCGATGCGTATCACGCACCCACTGCTGAGCTGCTTTGACGCTGCACGGCTCAAGCATGAAGCTGCCCGTCGCGCTCTCTACGCGATCTGCGAGTGATAGGGTCATGGCTGGACCGTCCGGGTGAGGCGAGCAAAAATGCCTTCCGCGCTACGTTCAGCGTCGATCTGCTGAGCGTCGGGCAATCGCCGCGCAATGGCCGTTACAAGCCCCTCGCCGGTCACGAGATCGCCCGCCAGTTCCGTGTGGTCGAGGTCCGCGCAGGCATCCTCAAGCCGCGCCTTCAAATTCAAAGCGCAATTGCCGATCAGGAACCACGCTTTGATGACCCATGTGTGGCCGTGAAGCCGCCCGTCTTCCCCGCGATGCGCTGAGCAGATATGCGTGGATACGCCAGTCAGGACCATGCTTGCGCTCCAGCCGGTCAGCATATCGGTTTCGTCCGGTCCATTGAGCAGTTCGCTCGCCAACGACAGGGTCTTCGGCGTCAATCCAGTCATAGCGGTGCCCGTTCTGCGCGAGGCTGGTGCTGTCCGCCCCGATGAACGGGTAGTCGAACGCCACCTTGATCCCGCGCAGCATGTGCAGCGGGTGCCAGTGATTCCCCATGAGTTGGGCAACCTCGTCCATCTTCCGGCGGTATGCATCGCATCCAACCGGCTCCCGCTTCGGATCGCCGATCCAGCCTAGACAGACCCGATCGTAGCGCTCGCACAGCCTGCCTAGCCGCTCTATCGGGCCGTCCATGTGCCAGACTGGCGCGCCCCTGGATCGCCCATAGGGCCAGTCGTTCAGAAGCCCGTCGTTGAGCTGGGACGGAGCAGAGGGAATATCGGGGATGATCGCCCACCGCCCCGGCTGCCACAGCATCGGATCGAGCCACCTGTGATAGTCCGACCATTCCAGCTTCGCCGCGTCCTCTGGAGCAGCACCGGCCCGAAGCGCCGCCATCCAAATTGAGAAGCCGCCCGGATCGAAACATCAGGTACGGGCAAGCAGCCAGCACCCTCCGTAGCTGATCGGGGCGAAAGAATGAGACGCAGGCAGCGCGGCCCGGCATCACTGCATCAAACGCAGCGTTCGGCGTCATCGGCGTGCCGTGATAGATCACAGCCTCACCCATTTCCCACCTCCGTAAAGGTTGGAGAGGGGGAGGCTTTGGCGATTGCGGCGCGGGCATGCCTGATGACGTCGGGGTAAAGGGCGTCGTCGGCCAACTTTCGGCGATAGACCGCGTTATCGAATAGCCCGAGGAAGTTTTGAACAGCTTCCAGAAGCTCAGGAGCGGCGGCGATCAGGCGGGCGTTGGCCTCCGTTTCCCTCGCGACCTTCCGGCCCGCTCCTTCGAAGACAATGGATTCGGCATTCGGTCCCACAATCGACCAATCGTCAGATGGAGACAGGGCCTGATCCGGACCAGAGGTGTGGCGCACAATCTTCCATGGACCCGGCGTATGCCCATCAACACGGATTCCGGGTATTGTCTGGTTAACCATTAAGCCCTCCAACGGTTTGGGTGGGGGACTTGGCGATCAGTGCCCGCCCGATCAGTTCGGGGATCTGCGGAACTACGGCGTTTCCGAGGCTGTGCAGTCGGTCCACCCAATCGGCAGGCCGGTCATCCATTCCCCGAAGCAGGGGTTGAGGAAAACGATCATCTCCACCAAAGGCAGAATACGCGACGTCGAACAGATCCGCCGAGCCACCCGGCCACCCTTGTCCAGTCGCGCCAGCACGGACGCTCTCGAACAGTCCTTCCATTCGCTGGCCGGCAGGGTAGGCAGCAATCCACGCCCGTTTGCGGGCCTGAGGGGCGCCGACCGCGAAGGCTGGCACAGTATCCCATTCCGCATCGTACCGGCGTGCGGCAAGGCACCGGAGTACGACGTCAAGTCCGTCCCCGGTGAGGCGATCGACGTTTTCGATGACGACCGCTTCCGGTTCGAGTTCGCCGATGAGGCGATCATATTCGAACCATAGCCCGCTCTGATCTCCGTCGAGCCCGCTGTCTCCACCGTGGACAGATGCGGCGATGCTGACATTCTGGCAGGGGAAGCCGCCCCAGATGGCGTCCACAGCAATTCCATCGGCAGCGAGCCGTTCAGCGGTAAGGCTGCGCACGTCGTCATAGCAGGGGACCTCGGGCCAGTGCTTGGCCAGCACGCGCCGGCAGAAGGGGTCGATCTCGCAGAACGCCACGGTGCGGAAGCCGCCCGAACGCTCCATGCCGAGATCGAACGCTCCGATGCCGGAGAAAAGGGAGAGGCCGCGCTTCATCACGCCGCAGCCGCAATGCTGTAGGCCGCATTCAGCGAATGGCAGACGCGAGGATCGCGGGTCACGCCGTAGACGAAATACTCGCCGTCAAGCAGCCAGATTTCGCAGCGCGCGTCACGGTGGATCAGTTCGGCATCGGCCATTTTCCGCCTCCAGAATGTTTTCACACGATCCCGGAATGGACGGCTTTCAGGGCCTATGTTTTCCGAGAACGAAGCGGGAAGACCGGCTTCGTTCCGACACTCTGCGATAACACCAATATAAATGCAAGCCCTTTTGTAAGCTGGCCTCACAAAAATGTTTGCACATGCTTTGAATATTCCCGCTTCGTTCCTCATGCCGATTTCTCCCACTTGAGGATGGCGGCGCCGGCCATTTTCTTGTTGTCCCGACGCTTGGCGTAGTGCTCCACGACACGCAGCGACTGGCCGGAGATCGATGAGGTTTCGCCAGTCGAGCAGCCCGCTTCCAAGAGAGCGTTCACAGCATTCTTGCGCAGACCATGCGGTTCGACCTTGAAGCCGAGCTTGGCGGCGAAATCCTGAAGGTGCGTGCGAACCGTCTGCGTCTTCGCTGGGCGCCCCTTGCTGTCGAACAGGATCGTCATGGCCGTGCGCGGGGTGCCATCCAGAATGGCCTTCAGTCCGGTGTGCAGCGGGATCGACAGCAACTTGCCCGTCTTTTGCTGCGTGACGTTCAGGTGGCCGTCCTCGATATCGCTCCACCGGATCCGGCAAACGTCACCGATGCGCTGGGCGGTGTAGAGCAACAGTGCGACGGGCAACTGGACCTTGTCGTCCTTCAGCGCCGCATCCAGTAGCTCTTGCGGCCATGGCTCGTACTCTCGCTTGCCCGCGTACATTTCAATGCCGGCAGTCGGGTTGATCGAGATCATCTCGCGCTTGATCGCGTAGGCGAAGATGTTGCGCGCGACGAGGAGCATCATGTTCGCGGCCTGTGGCGTGCCTGCGGCATTATCCATCATCAGCTGAATGTCTTTGCGCTTGATGTCGTCGATCACCGCATCGGCGCCGATCAGGTCGACCAGCTTCTCGATGTAAAAACTGTATGTGCGCTGGGTGCCGTCCGAGCGATCTGCGAACTTCGGGCTGTTCTCGTACAGGCGGGCAACGTCTCCAAGGTTCGGAAGGGTGGCGATGCCGTCCCGCTTCGACCTGGCGCCGAGCTGCGCCGCATAGGCATGCCCCCAGCTCATCTTGTCCTTCTTGTCGGGCAGGCGGACATATTTGCGCTTTCCGCGCACGTCCTTACCCGTGTCGAAGTAGTAATAATCGTTGCCGCGAGCGCGGACATGTTTCACATATTGGGGCTGCTTAGCCATTGCCGTAGAGCTTCGATTTCGAGCGCCAGTCGGGGATGCTATCACCGGACAGGCGGTCAAGCCACTGATCCAGGGTGATGCGGCTCCAGCGCTCTTCTGCGCCGACCCTGAGCGGCAACGGCAAGCGGCCGGCGGTGACTTCCCGCTCCAGCTCGTCCGACTTCATGTCGAGATATGCTGCAGCCGTCGCGCGCTTCATGAGGCGGGGCCAATCGGGAAGCGATACCCTGCTCATTGCTCTCCCCCTGTGGGTGTATCAGGGGTGATAGAAGGGGCGAATTTCTCCGCGAGCGTTTCAAGGTTGATGGCGATGTCCGAGGCCATGCTGTTGATATGCTGCAATGCCCCGTAGCGGTCGCCGTGCTCGCTTGCGCATCCGGCAGAGATCGCCATGATGCCCTCCGCCTGCTCGTGGCACCACGCGATTGCGCCCTGGATTTCTTCGGCGGCGGTTATTTCGTCCATGACTGCCCACCTTCGCGTCGAAGCGGAAAAACTGGCCGACCATCCTTGTCGTATCGCTGGCTCCGAAGAAAAGCTTCGGACGCGCGATAGTCCCTGTCGAGACGGGCGAATGCCTTTGCTGGGGTGGTCATTTGTATCGACCTTCCGCAGAATCCTGTGCGCTCTTCACGTGGAAGAGATTGCCCAGCATCTTGTCGACTTCGCCGCGCAGATGGGCGCGAACGCCGTCTTTCAGCCACGCCGCCGACTGGATCAGGTAGCGCTCGGTCTGCTTGTTGAAGTCGTCGCCCAGCACCTTTGCCATGGTGAACTCGGCGCGGGTCAGCTTGGCATACGAGGACGGCTTGCCTTTTTCGTCCACGGTCTCGGACCAGAAGCCGGCCATCAGGCGCTCCAGTTCCTTGGTGATCGTGGTCGTCTGGCCGTCGCGCTCGCCCCAGGCTGTGGTTTTCTGATATTCGCGGTGGAAGACGTTCTCCAGCGCCGCGTCCAGTTCCTTCTGAATGCGGGGCTCGACGCTTTTCAAAAACAGGGCGTCGATCTTCTTGCTGATCCGCTTCTCGACCTCGGCAAAAAGCTGGTCGTCGGTGCGCGTGAATTCCTCGACGATGCGCTCCACGACAGCGGCCATGATCTGGTCGTTGTTGATCTCAATACCCATGGTCTATTCCCTTCATCATCGAACTGTACTGGCGACATTGCTGCCGCCAGCTCCCTGAGAAATTGGTGAGGTGTTTTCCGCATCGGCTGCGCCGACTGGGCTCTTGCCTTCGGCTGAGCCGCTACGCGTCTCATCGCTTCGCGCTGCGATCCCTTGCGGTTCGCTCCACTCGATGCCGTGTCGTGCGCCGTATTCGTACATCGCCTCGATCACGTCGCTGAACTCGATCTTGCTCAGCCGCGAGGACTTGAACCCGAGAGGCACGAAGCCTTCACCGTCGATCCCAGGCTCGAATCGGCACTTGAAGCCGGCCGCCGACATAAAGAGGGCTTTCCAATCGTCGGTGCTCAGAACGCGGCCCTCCGGCTTGGCGCGAGCGACATCGGACAGCATTGCCCAAAGTTTGGAATTCTGTTCGGTTGTGCGGCGCGGGGCGGATATCTGAACGACGGCACCGAAAGGCGCCAAGTCGATCAGACGACGCGCCACTGCGCGCGCTGCACCGTCAAACAGCCGAACGATTTGCCCTTTCACAGGTGGCCTCCCATTCCCGATCCGCCCATTCGAGCAAATCGAATCCGTGCAGATTGTTGAAAGCCGCATGGCCGATAGCGTGAACCGCCTGCGGCCCGTCCTGATGGCACCACCGACACAGCGGCGTTACCCGGCGATGCGTACGGGTAATCCGTTGGAAGCCGTCCGAGATCACATGATGGATATTGGCCGGCGCGCCGCACACCAAGCAAGGCATGGCCGCGATACGATCCATGTGCCGCTTCTCGGCAGCCGTTGGCGCCGACCCGGCCCGTCGCTTGATGCGTTGGTGCTGGGTGCGCTCCGGCGCCTTGCGGCGTGGCGTATCGCGTTTGCGCTTGAGGGGTGTGCGGCGCACTCATCATGGCCTCAGAACGGAACGTCGTCGTCGAGATCGGAATAGGCGGGCTGGTTACCGCCGCGATCGTCGGGAAGATCGTCCTCGCGCTTCTGGCCCTTGATTGCCTCTTGGAGCCAGGGGCGCAGTTTGTCCCACGTATCGCGGTTGTCCGCGTCGTAGATCAGCGTGCCACCCTCCAGCTCAGGCGCGGGAACGCCAGCCGGAAGCTTCGCCACCGCACCGATATTGGCATAGACGCCGCCGCCGTCCTTCGGCGCGTGGGTGACGGTGATCAGGCAGGGCTTGCCGAGAATGGTCGTCACATCGAAGCGCTTCAGCTCCTCCGGCGTGAACGCCTTGCCGCGCCATGACTGGAGGATCTTGCGAAGCCCGGCCTTCTCGTGAAGCGACAGGGTGAACTTGGAGCCGATGGCCATCGGGCCTTCGTGCTGCACACCGTCCTTCTCGTATTTCAGGCGCAACGAAGGGATCTGCCAACGCAGATAGATCTTCGGTTGGACCTTCTGCTGCCCGTTATAATTGCTCTCCTGCATTCCCAAGTCGACGAACATGTCGCAGACCGCGAGATGGGAGCCTTCAGGGACGGGATCGAAATCCTTCCCGCCAGTGTCAGATGCATATGTTGCCACGGTTCATTCCTTTCACACGCGCTTTTCGCTGCTGATCGTTAGTCCCGGGATGATCTTGAGGCCGGTCGCCTCCCGGGTGGCGAGCGTCTGGAGAAGTTCGAGATAATCGGCTTGGCGGTAGACCCATGCCCACTTGCCGAAGGCGAGCGGGTCGGTGATGACCGCGGAATAATATGAGCGAAGGGTCACACCCGATGTTGGCACCTTCGCGTTGCTGGCGCGCTTCGCTGCCTTCGCCGCGTCCTTCGCCTGTTGCTCCAGATCGGCGCGGACAATCTGCCCCTCCAGATCATCCGGGGCGGTCGTCGTATGCGCAGCGCGCAACTTGGCGGCGGCTTCGTCGGCCTCGCGCTGTGCGGCCTCTGCAAGCGCCTTCTGCTCTTCTTCAAGCTTCACGCGCCAAGGGGTGAGCGCAGACCGGGCCGTCGATGCCGCGAGATCGCACTTGTCGAGCAGCGGCTTCCAGACCTTCTGGACCGCCTTGCTGGCTTCATCGTGCGGGCGCTTCTCGGTATCGCGCTGGGTGTCCGCTGCTTTGCGAGCGTCGCGGATCATCTCCAGCAGTTTACCCACCTCGTCGGCTTGGCCCTGCGTTTCGATCGGCTTTCCATCCAGCCATTGCTTGGCCTGATCGAACAGGTCGTCTATGTTCATGCCGTGGGTTTCGACGGGCGGCGCGTTCGGGATCATGCCGCCTCTCGCTCGCGCTTGGCCAGCTTGTCAGCCACCGCCTCGGCAGCGCTCCGCCCCGTGCCGACTTCGCAAATGCGATCAGCCGGGCAGATGAAATAGGTCGGCGGAAGCCAGCCCAGACGATCTGCATATTCCTGCTCGCGGACGACATGGCCCTGGTGGAGGAATTCGCGGACGATCAGCGGGTTTGGGATTTCTCCGTCCAGAACCCTGCGCAGATCAGGCGAGAGGATGCGCTCTCTGCGGCTCTCCCCCGAAGCGGATATGGCATCTGCCAGAGCCAGATCGGCCGCAAGCTCTGCCATACGGCTCACAACCCACCCCCAACTGACTGAACAGTTTCCATCGTCACCTTGCGAGAGACGGCGGCAGCAGCTTTTGCGGTGAGACGGGCTTGTTCTGCTTCGGCAGCAAGGCGCTTGATACGGCGGGTGCGGTTGCCAGCGGCGATGCGGGCGGAACGCTTGGCGTGCTCCGCAGCGAGATCATTGCGGGCGATGTTGCGCTCCGCACGGAGAACGCGGATTTCGGTTGCGTAAGTCTCGACGCAGGCCTGTTCCGCAGTCAGTTGCCGCCGAAGATCAGCGCGATCCTTGTTGATCCGCTTGATCGTCCAGTCCTGCCATGGACGGGCAATCGCAAAGCCGATCCCTCCGCCCACTATCAGACTGCCAGCAGTCGCAATGAGTTCTATCATGTCGAAACTCCTCAGAAAGGCAGGTCGTCAGAGAGGGCACCCGCATCAGCCTGCAGTTCGTCGCGCAGCTCCATCCACAGCTTGCCCAGCATGTTCTGGCCGTTGCGGTTCGGGCCCCAGCCCCAGAAGTCGTCGCGCCAGCTATTCTCGACGAGTTCGCGATCTCCGGTGGCGAGCAATTTTCGGCGCACATATTCGTGCTGAGTAGCCTTTGCGCGGATGACCTTTCGCATCTCGTCGACCTTGACGTCGCCCCAGTCTGGTCGCTGAAACTGCTTGCTCTCCTGAGCAATTCGAAACGCGGCGTGTGCGGATCGCGCGGTTTTCACCAGTTCAGCGAGCTGGCTTGCCACCTCCCAACGCCACTCAGGCACTTCATGATGAGCGACAAGGTGATGCGCGCGCTGGAACCGTAGCCAATGATACGCATGCTCAGAGGTATCGAAATCAACGTTGTAGGACCAATTGATCCTGAACGATGAGAAGTTCGACAGCACGTAGAAGTCGTGCTCGTAGAAAAATACCTGGGCAGGCGTGTCCATTCCGTTGATATCCATGGGTCAATCTCCCTTGGTTGAATTGAGAATTGCGGCAAACCTGTCGCGCGCCAGTTCAAACTCGGGCTTCACGGGGAAGCCGATGTTCGCGGCCATGTCGTCCCAAGCGCTGCTCAGGAGCGAGAGGCGTGCCATTTCACCGGTCGGCGGCTGCGGTTCATGCGGCCAGCGAAGATGCGCGATGGAGCACTCCTCCTGCATCACCCGACCTCCGCATCAGCAATATCCTGATACCTGTCGCTCAGGGCTTGGAGGGCGCGGGACACTAAAAGCGCCTGACAGTATTGGGCATTGCGGTCGCCAATCACTGCGTCGATGTCGCCCAGTGCACTGATGTCGATCGCGACAAGCTTTTCGGAGGCGACACGAAACGCCTTCGCAGCGGTTTCAAGGTCAGCAGCTATCTGCCAAGGTTTGTCGCGCTGGGTCATGACTGGCGATCTTTCCGAACGATGCGCCATTCGAGATTGAGCGCATTGAGGATGGAAGTGCCGGGAAGGCGCTTACCGTTCAGAAATTCGCTGACGTGGCTCTTGTTGACGCCGTGATGCTTCGACCAGCCGGGAATGCCCGTAGAGCCGACGCGCTTGGTCTTGAACTTGCTGGCGCGCTTCATGAGCAATGCGCGGATCTGATCAAGGGTCACGCGCCGGGCTCCCGCGACGTTGGACCGAGAAAGTCTTGGACAGCAGCAACCCAAGCATTGGCCTGCTCGTGCGCCGTGTAGATCATGCCCGATGCCATATAATTGATGGCACCCCTCTCAGTCTGGAAGGTGCGGCCCCAATCAAGCCATTCGGGATGCGCGTCCGAGCGGTGGAACATGTGCCAGCCATCGCTCTGGCGCTCGATGCGGTACAGCGTTCCGGCATAAAGGCAGTCCTTGCGGGTCAGCGTGCCGTCAGCGTTGCGCACGATTTTGAATTCAATGGTCTCCTGCGCCTGATCGAAGCCCGTAAGGGGCGAGACCGGAACGGGCTCGACGGGAACCGCGAGAGCAGGTTGCGCGCGCAGCGCGTCGCTCAAGTCATTGTTTTTCATGCCGCTTCATCCATCGAATGAGCGGCGATCATCGCATCGAGACGCGCGTGATGTTCCTCGGTCTGCTCGCTGGGCTGAACACCGAAGTGAACCCAGATCGCACCGCAGCGGGTCGCAGCATCTTTCGTGCGGAACTTCGCCGTCGCATCCGAAGACGCGCCGATCGTTACCCAGTGGCCATCACCAGTCAGGAACAGCGACCATTCCAATCCGCCGGGAATGTAGCTCCTGACGTGCTTGACTTCGGCTGTGCGGCGGGTGGGCACGTCAATTCCCCGTCTTGCGGGAGTTGAGAAGGCCGTCGCGGCGGCAGGCTTCCCAGCCCATGCCCCACGCCTTGCGCTTCTTCGCGGCATACGCCGGATATGGGTTTTCGGACTTCAGGAGGCCGCATTCCCCGTCCTTGTAACCTTCGTTCCATGCAGCGGTGCTGGGGGCGATGCGGACTGGATTTTCGTTCGTGATGGGCTTGGCGGGTGCCATTTCGTCCTCCATCGGGCCGGGTCGGCTCCGTTGATGGAGGAGTTGTAACAGTTACAACCTCAGATGCAAGCGGAATGTTGTACAAAAAACAACGATCGTGGATTTAATCGGCGTTTTGGGAGCGTTTTTGGCGCTTTTCTGCGCGCTCTTTGCGCCACCTATCGCCCTCTTCAAGCATGAAGTAGGCGATCACGCAGGAGGTGCCCAGCAAGGCTTGGGCGAAAAATAGCTCTCTCAGTTCCAGATCGTAAACTAGGACCACGAGAAGGGGGACCAGCAACGGGCCGCAGCCTGGATAACCCGTGAGCTTGAAGGCGCTCCACAGCAGCCAGGCTGCGGAGCCCGTTATCCCGGCCGCCAAAAGTATTGTCAGCGCTCCTGACAGCATGCTGATCAGTATGTTCATAGGTAGAGCAACCAGATAGCCAAGGCTGCCACAAGCCCTGATATGGCCGTAAACAGCGAGCAGCCTCCATTTTCTTGGGGGCGCGGCGTCCCGTCACTCAAGCGCGCTTGTCCTCAAGAAGGGTTTCGGCGATCCTCTCGATCTGGCGCCGCACCTCAGGATTCGCCCTACGTAGGGTTGTCCAGATAGGGGTTGGTTCGTTTGGGCCCCGGGTTAACAATACGGCGACCTCGGTGTCGAGCGCGTCCGCGATGGCCTCGATCATCTCCTGATTGTACTGGAGAATGCCGCGCTCGACCTTTGATAAATTGCCCTTGTCCATGGGAACTTTGGCAGCGAGATCGTCCAAAGACATGCCCTTGGCCTCGCGGTGCTGGCGAATGAATGTGGGCTGGAAACGCTGAGTCTGTTTGACCATGGCGTATAATCGCGCACTCGTAAGGCCTGAGCGAGCCGCGAGCGTACAACCCTCGCTTGACGACAATGGTTGTATCATTTACAACCTCGCAGATGGACCCAAAAGCTGCTCTCCGACAGTATCTCGCGGACAACGGGATCAAGCCGGCAGAATTTGCCAGGCAGATCGAATACGACCGTGGGAACTTTCACAATCTGCTCAAGCCGGACACGTTTTGGCCGTCTCTTGAGCTGGCATTGCGGATAGACCGCGCAACAGCTGGCAAAATCCCCATGAGCGCGTGGGCAGAGGCAAAAGCAGCGTGACCTGCTTAATGGGCCACGCGGTCACACCCTCGACAGAACCCAGAGACTGGTCGACGCGACGCAGTCCATTGTTCGAACGTCCTCTGAGCTTCCTCGATCGCGGCGGCAAAGGCCAGCATTGGCATCTTGAGCGCGATACAATCTCCATCGCTCGTGACGCGAATGATCGCATGTCCGCCTTCAATGATGAAGCTTGGCACTCCGTCCAAATCGTACCGCACAGGCCTCTCCCCACTGCTGCGACTCGTCGCGCGACCGAACAGCATACGGGCCGGTATTTCGGAATGGCAAATTCAAGTGCACCCATATCGGAGGTATCGGCATGAACGCCGCCTGCGCCTTCTGCGGTCATCCCGTGGACAGCCCGGCTTTCCGCCGTTGCACCTTCGCAATCTGCAATCACAGCCCGGCCTTTACGGCTGAGGCAGCAATCTCGACCGGGTTGACCCCATTCCCTGGTCGAGAGGGGGAGGCCATCGCCTCGCAAAGTCGTCTGGTCTCCCCCGACCTTTCAGAAGGACACGGCGGATGAGCGAGCCAATTTGTCCATGCTGTGGATATGACTTCGATCAAGATGAGCCGATCGAACGCGGCATCTTCAAAATGTTCCCTTACGGCAACCCAACCGTGCGAGGCGTGTCGGTCAAAATGACCGAGCAAGAGCGCGCTTTGCTGTGGTCTGTTCTCAAAGCGAATGGCCGCGTCGTGTCTCGCGATGTGATCTACTCGCGCCTCGATCTCGACGTAGATCCGAAGATCATCGACGTGGTGATGTGCCGCGTGCGTCGAAAACTGCGTGTTCACGGCATTGACACCATCCGCACCGAATGGGGGCGCGGCTATCGCTGGGAATGGCCGGCAGCTCTCGCAATGGCCGCATAGATGACCGCTCTCATCATCGCCATCGCTGGCTGCATCATCTTCGCAGCATTCATTGTCGGTCTCGTCGGCTGGCTCTGGGGCGATCTCCACTCGCCATCTGAAGACGAGCCTTTCGATGATCCTCGCAATTTCGGCGAGGCGCCTTGCGTCACTCACAGCGACAACGGGGACTTCATGGGCTGGGTTCATGGCGAGCCCGACACAACCAACATCATCAATCTCTAGGGAAGGAACTGAACCATGGCTGGATTCACGGACGATTATGGCAACGCCGCGCAGGCTGTCCTTGGCCGCTCTGCTGGGGGTCTCGCTGCCGGTCTGAACCGCCCCACTCCCGCTCTCGAAGAAGCTACCAAGCGCTTGCATGAGATTGCAGCGCGCCTCGCGGAAACCAGCAATGGGCTCCGCCACGAGATGGACCGCATCAACGGACCGCGCCCCGAAACCGGCATGAAGGATCCCGGATCCTCCACCAGTGACAGCTTCAGTGCCGTGAGCGGCCTCATGGACGTGATCTCTATAGTGGCCCGCGTCGCAGGGGAGCTTCAGTCGGAAGCTGAGCGCGCACAATCGATCTGATCCATCCGTTTTCATGCCGGGGTCAATAAATGACGCAGCGCACAACGAACGAGCGGGAAACCGCCATTTTTTCCGCTTCATCGGTTTTGGATGAAATTGCCGCCGCTTTGACATCTATCCGCCGCGAAGACGGATTGACGTTCGCGGACATGGCTGCCGTCCTTGGCAAGAGCGAGGATCAGGCCGCGAAATACTGTGCCGGCAGTGCTGAGATGGGCGTAATCGCTTATGCGCGCGCGCAGCGGGAATGGAACGGCCGGTTCGCTGGCGGCCTCTATCGCTTGTGCCATGACAGCCGCCCGTCGAAAGATCAGGATCGCTCAAGGCAGAGCAAGGTGCTTGCCGCCGCCCTCGCGCTTTCGATCGCGCTTGAGGACGATGGCGAGATCACTCCGGCGGAAGTGAAGGCCAACCGTGGCACCCTGGAAGCGGCGCGCGATGCAATCGACGAGCTGCTGCGCAAGCGGCTTCGGAGCGCCTGAGATGCAAAGCGAACTGCAATCTCGTCAATGTATCGGCCTAGGAGAAAGGCCATTCATCTTCCGTCGAATTGACGTGGACGGTGACGAGTATTTCATGGCCGCACCGCTCCGGGTGGTCGCGATGCCCCGCCGGCTGCCTCCGATCGAACCGCCGAAGCCTAAAGAAGCACCGGCGATCGTCAGAGCCCCAGAGATGCATTGGGTTGACCGCTACATTGACCAAACAATGGCGGTCCGGTCATTTCTCAACGCCCAAGGCTATTGCGTCCGGACCGTCGAGGACCGTGGGGTCATTGGATATCAGCTCTCAGGCGTCCCAGGGCTTCTGAACAATTCGCAGCTTGTCGATCTGGCAACCAAGCATGGTTGGAAGCCATGACAGAGACGCTGATCCTCACCCCACAGATGGCAGCGGCTGCCTTCGATCATGAACTCAGCCAGCGCTTGGCGGCTCGCAAGCTTTTGCGTCCTCAGCGGCAGGCGTCGGCGATGCGCGGTGTTCGTAATCGGGGGTTGCGCACATGATCGAGCTTCCCTTTCCGCCTTCCTCTCTGTCGGGTCACAATAAAGGCCATTGGCGCAGCAAATCCGCGGTCGTCGCCCAGCACCGCGCATGGGCGAAGCACGCAACCCTGGCAGCTAATCTGCGCGCGCCGGATCAGGGCGATATCCGCGTGATCGCGACATTCTACCCGCCGAACCGCCGAGGCGATCGGGTCAACTTCCCGAACCGCATGAAGCCCTACTTCGACGGCATCGCCGACGCGCTGAAGGTCAACGATAGTCGGTTCGTGCCGTCCTATCTTTTCGGTGAACCCGTAGCCGGCGGCAAGGTTGTCATCGTGGTGGGGCCATGAGCGAGGCGCGCTCCATCGGAGAAATCCTCGCGCCGATCATCCAGCGCTGTGCAGATTTCGATTTGCTGCATCTTTTGCTTCGCTCCCAGAACAGCCCGGAAGAGAGAAAGAACATCATCATTCAGTTTCGTGCCTGGGGCTCGATCAGTGACGAGGAAACGGAAATGCTGATCCAAGCATACATGCTGGAGACCGCATAATGAGCCGGTGGTTTCGACATTATGCGGGTATGGCGCGAGACGACAAGCTTGTCCGCGCCTCACTCAAATCAAAGCAGTCCATTGAGCGCGTCCTATGGGTGTGGTGCGCCATTCTGGAAAGCGCAGCGGAGATTGACGATGGCGGCCGATACGAAATTGATCACGCTGAGATGGCACGGTTTCTCCGGTGCTCTGAGGGGAAGCTGGCTGCTATTGAAGATGCTCTTCGTGATCTGGGTCGGTTGCACGAAAGCACTGTGGCGAAATGGAACGGTCGTCAATTTCAGTCTGACCGATCAGCCGAACGGACCAAGCGTTACCGTGACGGTCTCAAAGGAAAAAATTGCGCTGGAGACAAAACGTCACGTGACGACAATGTGACGTCACAAGAACGTCACTGTGACGCACCAGAGACAGAGACAGAGACAGAGACAGAGACAGAAGAAGTTCCGATAGATAAATCTATCGGGGCCCTGCCCGATTCCGATTCTGTGTTTTGGGCGAACTCGAAGGCGTATCTGGCTGACGTCAGCAAAAACCCAGGTGCCTTGATCGGCATGTGGGTTCAGAAACACGGCAAGCTGGAAACGGCGGATGCTCTGACCCGCGCACAGCTTGACCGGCCGGTTGAGAAAATTCCGTTCATTCAGGGCTGTTTCAGGCATTCAAAGCGGCAATCGGCAGAGGAGTTCGCCTCGCCATGTTGATCGACTGGCGTCCGAAAAAGCCCGGCAAGCAGCTATGCCCGCAGTGCTCGCACACCCGAAAAAACAAGAGGGAAACGTGCTTGAGCGTGACGGAGAGCGACGGGGAATTGGTCTGGTTTTGCCACAACGGCTGCGGTTTCAAGGGAGCGACACATGATTCACGACCGGCACAGGACTTGGCTGGACGCGCGCGGCATCGACCCGGCGCTGGCGGAGAAGTTCGGGCTGGAGACCGTGCAGCGAGAAGGCGGCTTCTGGTTGTCGGTTCCCTATCTCGAGAAGGGAGAGGCGCTGAACCACAAGTACCGGCAAACGAGTACCAAGGATCACCGGATGGATACCGGCGCTCCGCTCTTGCTGTGGAACGCCGATGCGCTGTCGCACCCGGACGTGCTGAACGGCTCGCCCGTGATCATCACGGAGGGCGAGTGGGATGCGTTGGCGGCGATGACGGCCGGGCTGAAACACGTCGTATCAGTGCCCAACGGCGCACCCCAGGACACCACGCCAGAGCCTGAGAACGCCAAGCGCTACGAGTTCGTCTGGCGCCACATCGATGCAATCGACAAGGTCAAGCAATTCATCATCGCGACCGATGGTGACCGGGCAGGGCGCATTCTGGCGGCCGATCTGGTTTCGTTGCTCGGCGCGGAGCGCTGCCGGTTCGTTCAATATCCCGAGAAATGCAAGGACCTGAATGATGTCGCGCTGGCATATGGCCATGCCGCGGTCGTTGAGATCATCCATGCATCGAAGCCCTATCCGATCAAGGGCCTCTACACGATGGACGATTTCCCCGAGAAAGCGGAGGTCGTTTCATTTCCTGTCGGCATCGATCCAATCAACGACATGATCCGCATAGTGCCAGGCACCCTGACCGTGTTCACCGGTTATGCGAATATGGGCAAAACCACGGTGATGAATGGCGTGATTGCCAACGCGCTTTCGCATAACGTGCCGACCTGCGTCGCATCGTTTGAGACGGACGTGAAGCCGATCCTGAGAGACGGATTGCGGGCAGCGATCATGAAATGCAGCGCGAGCGATTTGCGGACCCGCGACACCAGCGCAGCGGATGAGCTGATCCGCGACAATCTCACCATCATCACCCAGGCCGTCGATGAAGACGACGAAATGGATATCGCAGCGTTCCTCGAATATTGCCGGATATCGGTCGTCCGCGACGGGACGAAGCTGATCGTTCTGGATCCTTGGAACGAGGTCGAGCACAAGCGTCGGCGCGACGAGAGCGAGACGGAATACATTTCGCGCGCCCTTCGCATGGTGAAGAAGTTCGCCAAGCAATACGACGTGGCATTCTGGATCGTCGCCCACCCGACAAAGCCGATGGACGGCCGGATGCGCGTTCCCGGTCTCTACGAGATCAGTGGATCGGCAAATTGGGCGAACAAAGCCGATTATGGTCTGACCTACCACCGACCGAAGCCTGACGTGAACGAGGCAGAATTGCGCGTGACGAAGGTTCGTATGGGCCTGCCAGGCAAGAAGGGCAGCGTCACGGTCACCTATGATTTTCGGTCGAGCGAGTTTCGCAAGGTTGAAGGGTTCGGAGGCTGAAATGGCGCGCAGAGCCGACATGGCAGTCCTCTTCATCCTCGCGCTCATGATCCTTGCAATGTGGATCATGGACCGATCCGGCATTCTCGATGCAATCGACGGGATTGGATAGATGGGCGCAAACCCCCGCCAAGGCCGCCGCAAGGTTCAGGTTCTTGATTATGTCCATCGCACGGTCGCGTCAGAGGGGCAGCCCCCAAGCTACGGCATGATCTGCCAGGAATTGGGGATCGGAACGCGGACGGAGGTTTGTAGGTACGTCAGGCAGCTTGAGAAAGAAGGGCACTTGGCACGCGTCGGCAGAGGAAAAGTCAGGCGGATACGATTGGCGTAATCTGCCCACTTACGGGCGCGTCCCAATGCGCTATTTTCAACGCTCGAAAGGATTTCGCCCATGACCACGATCGACGGCAAGCGCACCAAGCCCATCCCCGCCGCAGCAATGGCGAAGGCCAACGCTGGCATGAACCTGCACAAGGCACTGGCCAGCACGCCCAAGCCCAAATCGCAGGTGAAGGTGTGAGCCTTATCACGCTCATCATCGTCCTTGTTGTCGTCGGCGTCGTTCTCTGGTTGATCAACACGTACATTCCGATGGAAGCCGGCATCAAGCGCCTGCTGAACATCGCGGTGATCATCGTCACGGTCATTTGGCTGCTGAAGGCGACTGGTCTGTTCTCCGCGCTCAGCAGCGTTACGGTGTGATGTGCCTGCGGGACGGCCGACAGCATACAAGGCGGAGTACGCCAAGCAGGCGGAAAAGCTGACGGCTCTCGGCGCAACCGATCAGGAAATCGCCGATTTCTTCGAGGTTGATGTCCGCACTATCTATCGTTGGAAGCATGACCACGACAAATTTTGTCAGGCCCTAAAGGTTGGCAAGGATGTGGCCGACGAGCGTGTTGAGCGCAGCCTGTACCAGAAGGCGATAGGCTACGAGCAGGACGAGGTGAAGATATTCATGCCCGCCGGTGCTGCCGATCCGGTCTATGCGCCGTTCCGAGCGAAGATCGCACCCGACACAACGGCGGCGATCTTCTGGCTGAAGAACCGCCGGACAGCCACATGGCGCGAAAAGGTCGAGACCGAGCACAGCGGGACTGTGAACGTCACGCGAGTGGAACTGATCGGTGGCGACAGCCCAAGTAAAACTCCCGCCTAAGCTCATCCCCGTCTTCACGGGCGAGGCGCGCTATCGTGGGGCATGGGGCGGCAGAGGCAGCGGCAAGACGCAATCCTTCGCCAAGATGACAGCAGTCCGCGGTTACATGTGGTCGGTATCTGGTGAGCGAGGCGTGATCGTCTGCGGTCGTGAGTTCATGAACAGCCTGGATGAAAGCTCCATGGCTGAGATCAAGGCGGCGATCCGGTCCGAGCCCTGGCTTGAAGCGCATTACGACATCGGCGAAAAGTTCATCCGGACCAAGGACGGGCGGATCGAATACAAGTTCACCGGTCTTGATCGCAACATCGACAGCATCAAGTCGAAGGCGCGGATCAAGCTGCTGTGGATCGACGAGGCCGAGCCGGTAAGCGAGAGCGCCTGGCAGACGGCGATCCCATCGGTTCGCGAGCACGATTCCGAAATCTGGGTGACGTGGAACCCGAAATACAAGCACAGTGCTACGCACAAGCGCTTCAGGCTCAACCCGCCTGACGATAGCAAGATCGTCGAGCTGAACTATCGCGACAATCCATGGTTTCCACTCGTTCTGGAGAAGGAGCGGATCGAGGATCTGGTCAAACGGCCGGAGAGTTACCCGCACATCTGGGAAGGCGACTTCGTCTCGATCGTCGAGGGCGCCTATTACGCGCAGTCCCTGTCGCTGGCCCGATCGCAGAACCGGATCTGCCCGCTGGCCGTGGACCCGCTCATGGAGATATGGGCGTTCTTCGATATCGGCACGCGCGATCACACGGCAATCTGGGTGTGCCAGTTCGTCGGCGACCGCATCAACTGCCTGGATTATTACGAGGCGTCAGGGCAGCCCCTCGCTACGCATCTGCAATGGCTGCGCGACAATGGTTATGGCAAGGCGATCTGCGTTCTTCCGCACGACGGTAGCAACGTCGATCACTTCAGCGCCATGCGCTATATCGATCACGTTCAGGAAGCGGGCTTTCGTGCAGACGTGATCCGCAACCAGGGCAAGGATGCCGCGATGAAGCGCGTGGAGGCAGCGCGCAGGCTGTTCCCGTCCGTCCGCATCGATCCGGAGCATTGCAGCCCCGGCATAGACGCGCTGGCGGCCTATCACGAGAAGCGCGATGATAAACGGGACATCGGACTTGGCCCTGAGCATGATTGGGCGAGCCATGGAGCGGATGCGTTCGGGCTGATGGCCGTTGCAAAGCCGCTACTCGTGGACAATCTCGGTCGCGGCATGGAAGATGATCATGACGATCGCCGGCAGCACGCGGGGCGGTCTGAGGCGACGGGGTATTAGCTCGAAAGCTTGCAAAAATGCCGGATTTGTGAGAGATTAAGTGGGTCAGAACGGTGCGCCAACACCGCCTGACCCTGACCGATCACGCAAAGGAACTGCGCAATGGCTGATACCCTCAATCCCATTATTTCACCCGAAATTGAAGCCCGTTTCTGGCGCCGCTGCGATAAGTGCGGGCCGGACGATTGCTGGGAGTGGAGCGGCTTCTTGGATGAAGGGGGCTACGGGTCATTCACTATGCGCGTCGATGGCGCGCAGAAGATGTTTCGCGCTCACCACATATCCATGATCATTGACGGCAAGCCCCGCGTTGCTGGTCTTCAGGCGCTGCATGGGTGTGGCAATCCGGCCTGTGTGAACCCCGCCCATCTTCGTTGGGGTACGGTGCTGGAGAATGTCGAAGACGCAATCGCGCACGGCAAGGTCAAGCGGTCTCTGAATGAAGAACAGGTGCGCGCAATCCGCGTATCATCTGAGAGCGACCGCATATTGGCGGAGCGTCACGCCGTCTCATCTTCGATAATCAACGCAGTGCGCGCCGGCAGGACCTATCGCTGGGTCGAATAAAACTGCCCACTTACGGGCGCGAATTATCTGCTTAAATTGCCTTCCCGAGACCAATCGGGAGACCGCGCATGCGCATGACCATTTCTGACATCGCGGCTCCTCTCAAGGCCAAGTGCTGATGGCGTTCGAACCTGAACTTCAGGATCGGATCGATGCTGTGCGGGCCAAGCTGGGAGGAGGTGATCAAATATCTGACGTTGGCCAGCTTGCCACACTGAAGCGCAAGCTGGCCACCCGAGACGGGCGAGGGGGCTTTAGCGCGAACGCTGCCGATCTGAAGGCGCGTATCGCAGAGTTGGAAGGACAGGACGCATGACCACGACCGCAGACCTTGAAGCCCGCGTTGCTTCGCTGGAAGAGCGTTATGGCGAACTCGAAGGTGCATTGACCAGCGGCGACCCATTGGGCGCTGCACAACGCATCGTCGGTGCTCGCAAGGCGAAGCTGGCAGAGGTGCAGAACCCCGCGAAGCTGACCAATGCGAAGATCCAGGAGATTTCGGGCGACGACGGATCGAATGATCCCGAGAACAGCGCGAACAAGGACGTAGCAGAGGGCCTAAGGGAGCAGCGCGCCGCAGCGAAGAAGTCCGGCAAGGGCGATACGGCGTCGCCAAAGGACAATCCCGGCCCGGGCGGCGCGCGCTGATATGAGCAACGGGCTCTCCATAATTGAGCCTGCACGTGTAGCGGGCGGATTGGGCGGGAAGCTGCTCGATTCCGCCCGCTACTTCGTGGACAGCGACAAGGACATCGTCGCCTATGCCATCACCGGCATGTACGCGGACGGTTGCCCATTCGTCATGACGCGCTGCGATTGGCCGGAGACGATGCCGCTCAACCGTCATCTCTTCATTGGCATGTCCGCGGAGCTGATCCGCGATTCCATGATCACCGAACGCACCGCTTGCGAAGTGGTCAATCGTTCGAACGGGTATGACGATTGATGGCCAGCGCATTCCAAGACGACATAATCAATGACGCTGAACCGATCGTCGATCAGGACGAATTGCTCGCGGCTGAGGCAGAAAAGGCGCGTCGTGACCAAGCCTTGGCGCTCCTCGCTGAGATTGCCTCGCACAACGGTGACCTATCCCAATTCCTCGACGAGCAGGCACTGACCACGCTCGGGCATGACGTCGTTCGCGATTACGAACTGGATTGCCAGGCGCGATCTGATTGGGCAACTGTCGTCAAGAAGGCGCTCGAAAACGCGGCGCAAGAGACGAAGGAAGCCAAGAACTACCCGTTCGAGAAGGCTTCGAACGTTCGTTATCCGATCCTGACCATCGCAGCGACCGAGTTCAATGCGCGCGCCTATCCGGCGATCGTGAAGGGCGACGAGACGATACAGGTCAAGGTCGTCGGTTCGGACAAGGGCCGTCCGCAGATGATGCAGACGCCACAAGGCCCCATGCCTGTGCCGCAGATGCAGCCGAACCCCGAGACTGGCGAGCCTGTGCCGGTGATGGGGCCCGATGGTCAGCCGATGCCGGTCTGGGAAGTCCCACCCGGCGCAAAGGCATCTCGAGCCCAGCGTGTGAAGGATTATCTCAACGTCGTCCTGAACTATCGCATGACGGATTGGGAAGCTGACACGGACTCGATGCTGTATCAGCTCGCGATCGTCGGCTGTGGATTTCGCAAATGCTGGTGGGAGACCCGCAAGAGCAAGCCATGCTCAGCTTATGTGCCGGCGCTCCGCCTGATTGCGCCGATGGATGCGAAGAGCGTCGAGACCACGCCGCGTCTGACCGAGGAAATCCCCGATGAATTCCCGTATCAGATCCGCCAGAAGATGGCTTCTGGGGAGTATCGCAGGGTCGAACTGACGCCGCTGACGGAAGATGATGAGGCGGCCCGCATGCTGCTTGAGCAGCACCGGCTCTATGATCTCGACGGCGATGGCTTCGACGAACCGTACATCATCACGGTTGACAAGGAGACGAGCGAGGTTCTGCGCGTCGTGGCCGCGTTTGGCCCTGACGATGTGCGGATCTCCGAAGACGGGCTTGTCGAAGAGATCGAGAAATCGACCTTCTACATCAAATACGACTTCCTCCCGCACCCCAGCGGCAAGTTCTACGGCATCGGCCTAGGCCACTTGCTCGCAGAGCTTGGTGAGGTGATCAACACCACGATCAATCAGATGATCGACGCTGGCCATGCCCAGATCGCAGGCGGCGGCTTCATCGCGTCCGGTCTGAGATTGCAGGGCAGCGGGCAGAGCAACACGCTTCGCTGGCGCCCCGGCGAATACAAGGTGGTGACGGCCGGTGGCGGGTCTTTGCGAGAGAGCATTTACGAGCGCACGTTCCCCAATCCATCGCCGATCATGTTCAACCTGCTGGATCTCATTCTCGGTGCAGCGAAGGACGTTGCCGCGATCAAGGACGTGACCAGCGGCGATGCGTCCAATCAGGGGCAGGTCGGCACCACACTCGCACTGATCGAGCAGGGATTGCAGGTGTTCACTGCGATCTACAAGCGCGTCTATCGGGCTCTCAGGGCAGAATTCCAGCTGCTTTACGAAAATCTGGGGGCGTACGGCTCGGAGGTGAACGCCAAGGATTATATCGACGTTCTTGACGACCCCCGCGCTGATTTCCAGGCCGATTTCAACCTGTCCGACATGGACATCCGCCCTGTTTCGGACCCGGGATCTGTCACGCGCCTCCAGAAGATGGCGAAGGCGCAATTCCTCATGCAGACGGGGCAGAATAACCCGAACGTGGACCAGCGCGAGCTGATCTTGCGGGTCTATGAAGCTGCGGACGTCGAGGACATCGAGAAGCTGGTGCCGCCGGCCAATCCTAACGCTCCGCCACCGCCTGAAGTACTGAAGATCGATAGCGAGACGAAGCGCAACCTTGCGCAGGCGGCGCTCTACGAAGCTCAGATTCCCGGCAAGCAGGCCGAGGTACAGAAGATTGCTGCGGACGCCGGCAAGCTGGCGGCGCAGGCAACACAGATCGGGGTCGATACTGGCCTCAAACTTGGAGAGGCAGATGCCGATGGCGTCGATAACACGGGACGAGTTCACGCAGTGGCGGGAGCACCCGATAACTGAATGGGTGTTCGCTGCGATCGATGACGCAGCCGCTGCCCAACGAGACGCATGGATCGAAAAGTCATGGGAAGGCGGACAGGCCGATCCCCGCGAGCTGATCGAACTGAGAACGAGGGCTGACGCATATCGGGGGCTGATCGAAACCCCTTACGAGCGTTGGGCCGAACTGAACGGCGTAGAGCCGGTAGAAGGGTGAGCATATGCTGACATCGACCACTGAAGCACGCATTCCCGCTTTGAGCGAGTGCGATCCAGGCATCCGGGCAACGGGCTTCTCCGTCGTCATCGCGGTTCCGGACAATGAGACCGTCACCAAGGGCGGGATTATCATCCCTGATACCATTTCCGAGCGCGACAAGCTCTCGACGACGCGGGGGCGTCTGGTCAGCAAATCCCCTGTCGCGTTCGACTATGCCGCATGGCCCGAGGGCACATCCCCGCCAGACGTCGGCAATCTCGTCCACTTCGCGAAGTTCGCCGGCATCGTCATCAAGGGACGAGACGGGCGCGAGTACAGAGTATGCGTCGATAAAGATGTGTGGGCCATCGCTGACGAGGAGAATTCCCATGCCGCTTGAAGGCCAAGAGGTTCACACCGCAGCCGACGCAGCCGTTGACGGCGCGATCATCGACATCCAACAGGCAGACGCCGACGCGCGCGCCAATCCCGAACCCTATGAGCCGACGCCGTTCGACGATCTGGCGAAGGAAATGGGCTGGATCCCACCCGATCAGTACAAAGGCGACGCTGCCAATTTCCGCGGCGCCGAGGACTATATCAAGCATGGCGTCCAGTCGACGAAGGCGCTCAAGCGCGATCTGAAAGCGGTAAAAGAGACCGCCGATCGGTTGGCGAAGACATCCGCGACCATCACGGAACGCGCGCTGGAGAAGCAGCGTACCGAACTGGAGGCGGCGCACCGGAAGGCAGTCGAGGATGGCGATTATGCCGCGACAGTGAGGGCAGAGCGGGAGATCCGAACGCTTGATGCTCAGGCGGCCGACATATCGCCGGAAACGACCTTCGCGGCAGCAAACCCATGGTACGGGAAGGATGATGAGGCGACCGCCTATGCTGTGTCGGTCTCGCAGCGTCTGGCGGCGCAAGGCAAAGGTGTTGATGAGCAGCTGGAAGCCGCAGCGACCGCCGTTCGCAAACGCTTCCCTGAATTGTTCGACGATCAGCCTGCTCCGCGCAAGCTTCCGCCGCCTGTCAATGCTCCCGGGTCTCGATCGAACCCGACCGGAAAGGCCGCGCCCACTTTTTCGCAACTGCCGGCCGCCGCTCAGACAGCCTACGCCGCCTATGCAAAATCGATGAAGGCGCAGTTCGGCCAGGACTACACCAAAGAGGAATATCTGGCCGATTATCTCAGCCAGTAATACCGCTTGCACTGCCTAAATTTTAGGCATATTAAGGAGAACGAGTATGCCGAGAGGCATTCCCAACCGCCTCAATGCCGAGGCGCAGACTGACCAGCCATTGGTCGCACCTGTCTCGGCTCGCGCGGAAGAAACGCGCAGAGAGCGCCGCCGTCGTGATGACGGTGATCTCGACAGATCGGCGAGGCTCAAGCTCGCTATCCCCAAAGAAATTCAGGAGCGGGCGGAGCGTGAGGGCAAGACCCTTCGCTGGATCAAGGATGATCCGGGCCGTTTGCTTCAGGCTCAGGCCGACGATTGGGATCGCGTGGACGGGATAGAGCCAGTCTCTGCCTCTCGCGCCGAGGAATCCAAACTCGTGCTGCACGCCAAATACAAGGATTGGTACGACAGCGACCAGACCGACAAGGCCCGCTTGCTCGATGAGCGCGAAAAGGCCGTCGCGAAAGGCGCCAAGGCCCACTCCGAAGACAGCCTGCCTGATGACGTGCGTTACGCCGCCAAGGGCAATCGGATTTCACGAGGGGCCTGATCTGAAAGCCCCTTACGAGGGGTTTTCACATGGCAAACTCGAATGCCGCGACCGGCCTTTGGCCCAAGCGCTACCGCAACGGCTCCCCCTGGATGGGGGCATGCCGCCGTTACTACCATCCCGCGACCGATTCCACGGCGCTGTTCATCGGCGATCCCGTCATCATCGCGGGCTCGGCTGACGGCGACGGCACTCCGACCGCGACCCGTGCGACTGCCGCCAGTGCTGGCCGCATCACGGGCGTCGTCGTGGGCTTCGATCCCAATCCGACGATCAACGCAGCCGGCTACGGCGCTGCCTCCACCGCGTTTTACGTGCTGGTCGCGGACGATCCTGCACTGCTGTTCGAGATCCAGGAAGATAGCGTCGGCGGGGCTCTGGCCGCGACGAGCGTTGGCCTGAACGCGGATCTGATCGCCGCCAGCGGATCGGCTGCAACGAAGCAGTCCGGCTTCATGCTCGACAGCTCGACCGCAGCGACCACGGCAACGCTCCAGCTTCGGATCATCCAGCTCGAACAGCGTGCCGACAACGTCATCGGGGACAATGCCAAATGGCTCGTGGCCATCAACCTGCCCACCGAAACCGGCGCTGCCGGCTCGACCGGCGTTTAAGGGGGAACTGAACAATGGCCGCAGGTATCATCACCCGCTCCGCCCATCCGGAAGCCCTCTGGCCCGGCGTCAAAAAGTGGTTCGGACTTTCTTACGACAAGGTCCCCGCGACCTGGCCGAAGATGTTCGAGCGCATGGACTCGAACAAGTATCAGGAGCGCATCGTCGAAGGCACCACCTTCGGCCTGGCTCCGGTCAAGACCGAGGGTGCGCCGATCGAGTACGATTCGGACCAGCAGGGCTACACCGCCTACTTCACTCACGTGGTCTATGGCCTTGGCTATATCGTCACGGAAGAGGAGCTGGAGGACAATCTCTATGACGAGGTGTCGCGCGTTCGTGCGGCCAACCTCGCATGGTCCATGCGCACCACGGCGGAGTTCGTTCACGCGAACGTCCTCAACCGCGGCTTCGACACCAACTATCCGATCGGCGACGGCGCAGCCCTGTTCTCGGCTGCGCACCCGACGCTTTCGGGCAACCAGTCGAACCTCCTGACCGCCGCCGATTTCTCGGAGACGGCGATGGAGGACGCGACCAAGGCCGTCTGGCGTGTGAAGAACAATCGGGGCTTCCCGATCAACGCGGGCGTCAAGCGCGTGGTGGTCAGCCCTGAGGACGCTTTCAACGTCACGCGCGTCCTGAACTCGGTTCTTCGTCCTGGCACGCCGAACAACGATATCAACGCACTCAACGCGATGGGCATTGTCCCTGATGTCGTGGTCTCCAAGTACCTGACGGACACCGACGCATGGTTCGTGCAGACGGACGTTCCCAACGGCCTGATCTCGCTGTGGCGCCGCGATGTCGCCCTGTCGAAGGACAGCGATTTCGACACGGACAACGCCAAAGCGAAGGCGACGATGCGCTTCAGTGCCGGTGCAGGCGACTGGCGCGGCATCTTCGGCTCGGCCGGCGGTTGATGACGGGGGAGGGGGCTTCGGTCCCCTCTCTTGCCTGGAGGAACGATGCAGATCGAGCAAGTTCCCGTCCTGTGGGTGCCCGGTGGAAGCTGGGGCCTTTGCCAAAGGTGCGGCTTCAAGAAGCGCCTGAACGCCCTTTCGCTTGAGTGGTCTGGACTACGGGTCTGCTGCGATTGCTGGGATCCGCGACCGGAGCAGCTGAGCCCACCGGATATCTACCCGGAAGGCGTGCCCCGGCCCGATGCATCGCCGGACACGCCCAATGTCTTCGTCAACCAGAATTTGGGGCCTGAGGATTTATAGTGGCGACGTCCGGCATCATTTCTGGAGAGATCACGGCCCGTGAGGTGATGCAACATGCTGCTGAGGATCTAGGCGTCCTTGGCGCAGGTGAGGAACTGAGCGCGGAAGAATTCTCATCGATGCTCTCGCGCCTGAACTGGCTGCTGAAGAGCTGGCAGAGCCAGGGCGCCAACCTCTGGCGTGTCGAAACCGGCGAAATCACCATCCCGACAGGATCAGTGTCTGGTGCGCTTGATCCAAATGTCATCGACGTGATTGCGGCGCGGGTCATCACGGGCAACTCGCCGAACGTGATCGAGCTTCAGATGCAGCCGATCGAGCAGGGCGAATATGCCCAGCTGCCGAACAAGTCGCAGCCGGGGCGCCCGACCATGTTCTTCCTGAGCAAGCAGCGCAGTCAGGTCGATCTCTACGTCTGGCCCGTTCCGTATCAGGATATGGACTTCAAGATCGATTACGCGCGCGTGATTGAGGACGTGACCGATCCCAACGAGACGTTGGATGTCCCCCAGCAGTGGGCAGAGACGGTCTGGACGAACCTCGCGGTGAAGTGCGCGACACTGTTCGGGGCAACCCGCCTTGATCCCAACGCAGTCGCACAGGTGAAAGAGCGCGCCGCCATTCTTGAGCAGCAGCTTCTCGACATGGATCGACCGGCATCGGTCTTCATGGGCAACGTTTATGGGAGATATTTCTAATGGGCGGCAGATCAAGCAATCCAGCCAGTTTCTGGGGTGGCGTAGCAATCACGCCGAGTGACACCGTGGACATTCCCGGCGGCCAGATCCGCGGCTTCTACGTGGGCGTTGCCGGAAACGTGGCCGTTGTGGGGCCTGACGGCTCTGTCGTGACCTATCCCAGCCTCGCTGTGGGCGTCGCTCATCCGATCCAGGCAGTCCGCATCAACGCGACGAACACCACGGCAACGGGGATAATCGGCGGCCGATGATTGGTATCGGGGTCAATCTTTTCTCCAGCGAAAGGGAGGGTGGGGCCGGCATTCAGCAGGTTCCGCCGCCAAGCGGCTTCGACTGGACCCCGCCGATCAATATCTATCGTGAAGGCACTACCTATTCGACCGACTTCGTTGCAGCCGATTGGAAGATCGTGCCTACCGCGACGGTCTGGGTTTCGACCACTGGGAACAACGCGACGGGGACGGGATCGCAGGCGCAGCCCTGGCGTGAGGTCGACTATGCACTGACTCAGATTGCACTGCTACCTGACACAGATGTTCAGCTGAACATTGTCACCGGGACTTACACCTTTGGTCAGGGCTTTGCGGGTCAGACCTGCAACAAGAATATCAACTTCATCCCGCAGGGGGGCCGGGTCCAGAATTCGAATAAATTCCCGCTGGCGACAGGAGTATGGACGCTCGACGGCACTGGCACCTACAAAGCGACCCGATCAACAATCGTCGCCGTGACGGACGCGCTACAGACTACGGTTTGGCCCGATGGCGCCGTTCTTCCGAAAGAACTTCCGTTGCAAGCCTCGCTGGCGGCCTGCCAGGCTCTTCCTGGGTCATGGTACACTGACAACGTTACCGTCTGGGTTCATCGGATTGATGGCTCCGTCCCCGATGGCTCTGCCACGGGCCCTGTCTCCTGCATCTTCAACACCGCCGGCATGACGATGGGCTTCGACGTCAAATGGTATGTCGAGAACGTCGACTTCATCGGCGCGACGAGCAATTGCGTCACCATCAACGACGCTTCCATGTCGACGAATGCGCGGCTTCTCATGGTCGATTGCACGGGGACTTTGCAGAACCTCAACATCGGAAAAACGGTCGCGATCACTGGCGTCCCGCTGACCATCCTCAAGAACTTTCGCGTGTATGGTGGCAAGGGCGATGGCCTCAATTATCACATCGGCGCAACCAACGCGATTGATCCCAAAGCCATCGAGATCGACTGCCACGCCTATAACATGGGCACCGCAGCGTCGGATAACACGTACAATTGCACGACCAGCCACGAGAACGCGCGTGTCGTTCGGATCAACGGCCATTACTCCGGATCAATCGGCCCCGTCATGGCGGATGTCACGACTGCGCAGACATGGAATTTGGGCTGCGCATTCGGCGCATCCACTGCCGGTTCCGCCGATTCTCAGGATGCTTCGGCGCAGACCATGAACACCGCCAAAGCATGGCTGGACGGCTGCACGGTGAGCGGGTCGCACTATGATCTCTACGCCGGAAACACGTCGCAGATCCGCTATCGCAACATGACCGTGTCCGGCCTCACGTTCGGCAACGTAGGGACATACTGATGATGAACCGCACTCCCGCGCGCGCAAAGGAGACCTAAATTGGCCGCTTACAACAAGTTCCAGAGCTGGGTCGAAAACATGACCGAAGGCGCCAACCTCGGTACCGACGTTTTCAAGCTCGTGCTGACCAATTCCGCTCCGATCGCGACCAACACCGTGCTCG